AAGGTGATGTGATCTTAGGTCGCATGGCTATGGGTGCTGATTACCTAAACCCAGCTGCTGCTGTTGAACTATATGTTGGTGCTACTGCTCCTTCTGCATTCTAAATTTATACATTTATCGGGGACCTTCGGGTCCCTTTTTTTTTACCTATGACTTCCTCAACAATACAACCCGATACCGAACTATCCGCAGTTAACTCAATTTTGGGTAGCATAGGTCAATCTCCTTTAACTACTCTCAACTTTAATAATCCAGAAACTGCATTTGTTTATAACTTATTAACTGAAGCTAATAAAGATGTGCAGAATATGGGATGGCATTTCAACACAGAAGATCATGTGTTGGTAACCCCAGATGCAGTCACAAAATATATTGTTATTCCAAGTAACTATTTAAGATATGATTTCCATGACAAGCATATTGATAAGTCAAGAGATCTAGTAAAGAGAAATGGCAGACTTTATGACAAGGTAAATCATACAGATCAATTTGAAGAAGATCTTTATCTAGATATTGTTACCTTATATCCATTTGAAGATGTACCTCCTGTATTCCAGAGATACATAATTTCCAAAGCTGCAACCAGAGCTGCTGCACAATTAGTTTCTAATACTGAATTAGTAAAACTTTTAAATTTACAAGAAGAGACAGCAAAGGCAAACGTTATTGAATATGAGTGCAACCAAGGTGATCACAGCTTTATGGGCTGGCCGCATGAATCTGCCTACAGACCTTATCAACCTTATAACGTACTTAATAGAAGATAATGACAAGTGTTACTCAAACTATACCTACACTAACTGGAGGTATATCACAGCAGCCAGACGAACTGAAAATTCCAGGACAGGTTAGTGTCGCTACAAATGTAATACCTGATGTAACACATGGACTACTTAAACGTGCTGGAGGAAAATTAGTTGGGTCACTTAGTGACAATAATACAGCTGCTTTAAATTCACAAACAAACGGTAAATGGTTTTCATATTATCGTGATGAAAATGAAAGTTATATAGGACAAATAAGTAGAACTGGCGACATAAATATGTGGAGAGCTAGTGATGGTGCAGCAATGGTTGTTAACTATGACTCAGCTACAGCTAGTGCATTAACTACTTACCTAACCCATTCAGACGACCAAGATATACAAACTTTAACTCTTAATGACTACACATTTTTAACTAACAGAACTAAGACAGTATCTATGTCTTCTGTTGTAGAAACTGTCAGACCTCCTGAAGTCTTTATAGATTTAAAAGCACAAGCATATGCTAGACAATATGCAGTCAACTTATATGACAACACAACTACAACAGCTGTCTCTACAGCAACAAGAATTAGTGTAGATCTAGTTAAATCTAGTAATAACTACTGTAATACTAATGGAAGTTTACCATCTAGAAATAATAGAATTTCTCAATCAACTAGATGTGATGAAAATGCTGGTGATAGTAGAGATGCATATGCACCTAATGTTGGTACAAGATTATTAAACGTAAGTGATGGTGCAAGTCTTACTGACGAAGCTGTCTCAGGCAACCATACATACACAATCGATGTTAAAGATGCAAATGGTAATTCTGTAAACAGAGGTAAGAAATTATATTTCCGAATTAGAACTATTGGACAGTCAGTACCTTTTACTACTGGTTCTGGTAGCTCTCAAGAAACTACTTATCAAGCTAGATATACCACAACATATGATCTTTTATATGGTGGTGAAGAATGGCAGCAAGGTGATTATTTCTATGTTTGGATGGATGATGGCTACTACAAAGTAGTTATTGAAGAAATCAGTACAACACAAATACAAGCTAATTTAGGATTAATTAGACCTAACCCAACACCTTTTGATACTGAAACTACTGTTACAGCTGAAGCTATTCTTGGTGATATTAGACAGGAAATTATTAATACTGGTAATTTCACTTCAGCTAATGTTCAACAAATTGGTAACGGTATATATTTAACTAGACCTACAGGAAGTTTTAACGTAACTGCTGGTTCTGCTGACTTATTAATGGTTATGTCTAGTGAAGTAAAAGGTGTAGATGATTTACCTTCACAATGTAAACATGGGTACGTTGTAAAAGTTGCTAATAGTGATGCTGATGAAGATGACTATTATGTAAAGTTCTTTGGAAATAACGATAGAGATGGAGATGGTGTATGGGAAGAATGTGCAAAACCTGGCAGAAATATAGAGTTTGATAAGGGCACTATGCCTGTTCAATTAGTCAGACAAGCTAATGGTACTTTCTTAGTTTCACAAGTTACTTGGGATAACGCACAAGTTGGAGATACAACAACTAATCCAGAACCTTCTTTTGTAGGCAACACAGTAAACCAACTAGTTTTCTTCCGAAATAGAATGGTTATTCTTAGCGATGAGAATGTAATTATGTCTCGTCCAAATAGCTTTTTTAATTTTTGGTCTAAGACAGCTACAACATTTACGCCGCAAGATGTTATCGATCTTTCGTGTAGTTCAACATATCCAGCCATTGTTTATTCCGGCATTGAAATTAATGCAGGGTTATTGTTATTTACTAAAAATCAACAATTTATGTTGACGACTGATAGTGATATCTTGAGTCCGGAAACAGCAAAAATTAATGCAGTATCTTCTTATAATTTTAATGAAAAAACTAACCCTGTTTCTTTAGGAACAACTGTAGCATTCATTGATAATGCAAATAAATATAGTCGTTTCTTTGAAATGTCTAATGTAGTTAGACAAGGGGAACCTGATGTTATTGATCAAAGTAAAGTTGTTTCAAGATTATTAGATAAAAATATATCTATTGTTTCTGAATCAAGAGGTAACTCTGTAGTTTTCTTTAGTGTTAAAAATACAGATAAGATATTTGGTTTTAGATATTTCACTTCTGGGGACCAAAGATTATTACAATCTTGGTTTACTTGGGAAGTTGCTGGAAATATTCAATATCATTGCATTTTAGATGATGCACTCTATGTCATAACCAGAAACAATAACAAAGATCAAATGATTCAATATTCATTGAAGCTTGATGATACTGGTCATTTTGTTACTGAAACTCAAGGTACAGTCGATACTGACGATGACGTTATATATAAAGTTCATTTAGATCATTCATCCTCAGTTACAGCAGCAGCTGGTACATACAACAGCTTGACTATTAAAACTACAATTCCAAAACCTAATGGTTACGAAAGTACTAAACAATTAGTTGCTTACGACACTGATGCTGGAAATGACTTAGGTAGATATGCGTTGATAACTGTTAATGGATCAAACTTAGAAATTCCAGGAAATTGGGAAAATAATACTTTTATTATTGGTTACTTATATGAGATGGATGTACAAATTCCAACGTTCTTTGTAACTAGACCTGAAGGAAATAAGATAAGATCTGATGCAAGATCATCTCTAATTATTCATAGAGTTAAATTTAGTTTTGGACCTTTAGGAGTGTATTCAACAACACTAGCAAGAACAGGTAAACCTGATTACACAGAAACTAGAGAATTAGGATTAGCTGGACTTGTAAATGCAAGTAGATTACCAATAGTCGAAGAAGTTGTTGAGACTATTCCGTGTTATGAAAAAAATACAAATTTAAGCTTAAACGTTAAATCAAGCCACCCATCACCAGCAACACTGTATTCGTTGGCATGGGAAGGAGATTACACAAATAGATTTTATAGACGTGTCTAAATTTATTCACCCAATAACATTGGAGGCTGCATTAGATGTGGCTTCCAATCTTTTACCAGATGACCGTAGAGAAGTTGAAGAGGGTCATGGACATGATCCACTTGAAGCAATTCCACAATGTGCTCAATTGGGAGAAACAGTATATTTTACTGTCCCAAACGGTGAGTTAGCCGGAGTAGCCGGCGTACAAGAAGATGGCAGAATCTGGATGCTATGTACACCAGCTATTCATAAATACCCACTAACTTTTGCAAGAGAAGCAAAAAGATATGTGGAAAGTAGACAAGAGAAGTTGCTCTGGAACATCGTTGATAAACGAAACAGAGTTCATATAAAACTACTCAGATTCCTTGGGTTCAAATTTTTAAGGGAATTAAAACACGGACCTAATCAATTACCTTTTATGGAGTTTTGCCGTGTGTTTAGGAGCCGGTGCGAAAGCAAGAAATGAATCTGCTCGTAGAAGATACAAATACGAAAACGAGCGTAGAGAGCGTAATTGGATGCAAACAACATCTATTTATAATGCTCAAAAAATAAAATATGAAGAAGATGTATTTAACGCTAACCTTGCCTCTAAACAAGCTGTTGTCGATCAACAAGAAGCAATGGACGATGCCAGAGGTGAAGCACAGGTTAAATATGCTGAACTATTTAGAAATGTTTTAAAAGATAGTAAGTATGGAAAACTAGCTGCATCTGGTCAAACTGGTCAATCAACTAGAAGACTAGCAACTATGGAATATGCCAAGTACGGCAGAGATGTTTCTGAAATTGCAAGAAGATTGACTATGAATGATAGAGCGTTAGCTAAAAAAACTGCACAACAAATTGGTAAATATAAGCAATTTCAAGATCAAGCATTTGCGAAAGTTGCATTTGAACCGATCCCTGATGTTGCACCACCTCAACCAGTTATGGAAAATGTTGGAGCTGCAATGTTTATGGATGCATTATCAATAGGATCTAAGGTAGCCACTATGGGTGGTTCCAGTGGATTTGGATGGTGGGGTAACTAATAATGGTTTTATATCAAGGCTTCGTATTTAACGAAGGTACAGATTGGGCTACATCTCTTAAAGATGGCTACAAAGATGTCAACACAAGTTATGACAGACGCGAAGAATTAGAGCAAGAAAATGATGAAACAAGGGAAAAGAATGCCGAGTATCCCTTAGAAATAATAGAAGGATTAATAGAATTATCTCCAACAATTGCAAAAGCAACAGAAGCTGTTAATAAGAAGAGAAGAAATAGAATGCGTGCCAAAGGTTGGGATGGCATTGATGATAAAAAAGTAGAAGAGACTTTAGATCTTGTAGAAGATATCACAAAAGTTGGTGCATTAGAAAGTAGTGTTGTCGGCGAAGCTTTAAAACAAGGCGATAACAAAACCATACAGACCATGAATTTTAGTGGTTCTGAATTTACAAGAGCTAGATTATTATCTCTTGATCAATTAAAACTAAGTCTGCCAAATTCTCTTAATGCTTTTATTGCCCAAAATCATCCATCTGGATTTGACGATGTTGCTGGTTTTCAATTGGCATATGAAGATTGGAAAGGTGAGATTGTTGGTAATCTTGATGATGCTGGTTTTAATGACAAATTTTCTAAGAGTCAATTAAAGGATACTTTTGAGTCAGTTAAAGAAAATTATTTAAAGAATCAAAACAAAAATCTAACCGAAAAAAACTTTAATATTATTAAAGGCAAAATGGTAGATAGTGTTGTCAAAGCTTTAGCAAAAGAAAATCCTTTAGAAGCATTTACTAAAGAATCAGAATACTATAAAGGATTTTTTACTGGTGACGATAATAAACCAAATATGGCTAAAGTTACTAGGTCTTTTATAAACATCGGTTTGATGGGTGTTAATGAAGGATTAGTAAATATAGATAAATTTGAAGCTGTAGTTTTTGGTGAGGTTAAAGCTAAGGGCGATAAAATTAAACTCTTAATAGATAAAGTAGGTGGTGGTCCAGAGCACAAGGTTTGGGCTAATGGAATTATTAATGATCTTGAAGCAGCTAAGAAACAGCAATTAACAAATATTCAAACAGAAAATAGTAACTATGCCGTAAATTATGAAACTGAAATAAGAAAGCTTAATCCTAATGGAGAGATGTCTAAGGAAGACATTCTTAATTATATATATGTAAATCCAGAAACTAGGTGGGACTTTACTAAAGGACCTATACCAGAAAGCGTCAAAGGAATGATGTCTGCGGAAGTTCAAGATGATGCCATTTTATTTCCAGCTTTACAAAAAAAGGCAAAGTTTAATTTGTTAACTAAAGCTGATGTGATGAAGTTAAACAGTGCGACTTTAAGGCAACAGTTAATGCCCTTAGCGATTTCGCCTAACAACATGGGAATGTCACAGCAACAAAACAGCTTGGCTAAAGAAGCAATCGTGACTATGGCTGATCATGTTGAAAAATCTTCAATGGGGAAAAAAGAAAAGTCACCGCGATGGTTATCTATTAAACAACAAGCTGAACTTCTTTACCCAGTGTATTATGCAGAAAATATTAAAACTGCTACATCAGCAACAGATGCTCACGTAAAGACCATGGCACAGCTAACTGCTGAAGCTGAGGCTGGTAATTTTGATACATGGGATTCACCTACTACTAGGACTCTTGAATTACAGACTGCGGTAGATTATCTAGCCATGGGTACTGGAAGTCTTCAAAAAATTAGAGAAAATACATATGATCAAATAATTCCAGGATATGAACCCTATATTGAACAAGCACTGAATTTACCGCCTGATTCTAATGAAGTTCTTTTACCTTTTAAACAATTAGGTGACAAACTTAATATTCCTGGCTCCGTAATTCAACACAATCAAAAAACAGTTGCAAACTTATTAAAAGGTGAAAAAGAACCTATTAAATCTGAAGTTGTATTAGCTTATGAAAAATTAACTGACGAACAGAAAACATTATTAGGTAAATTTCCAACTCCAGCTAAATTAGCAAGAGCTAAATTTTTAGCATGGAAGCTTGATAGTGGAGAAGGAGAAGGTGTAATCACTTGGTCTGAACTATCAGTAGTACATGAAGATGTAGGTAAGTTTGTATTTAAAGAAAAGACTGGTAATGAACTACCAGTAACTCCAACATTAGGTAAAGCTGAACCACGTAAAGGTGACTGGAAGAAACTTCCTGGAGCTACTCGAATTGGTTATGCCGTATGGGATGGTGATGAATGGAAATATAGTTCTAGCCGTGGTAAAAACAGCCAGAAATGGATAGGTCCAATTGAAGATTATAAAGATGTTGATGGTTACTACAAACCATTTGAAGGTACAAGTAACGATCTAACTACAACATTCTTTGGTGGAGATGAACCAATCAACACCGCAGAAGAAGGCGGTCCTGAAGTTGGTGACTGGTATAAAGTCACAAACAAAAATATAGGTCGTATGGATATCGGTGATTTAGCCGGTGGAGAGAGTAAACCTTATGTTGTATGGAACGGAAAAGAATGGGTCTATAGCGCAGTGAAGGGTAAAACCCCTAATGAGTACCAAGGTCCTCAACCACTAAGCAAAATTGACGAAGAAGAAGAATTAATTAAAAAACAAGCACAAAATTACTAAGGTAAATTATGAGTTCTGATTATCAGATTGATATAGATGCTCAGGCTCTGGAAAATGCACAGCTTGAGTTACAAACATTAGTTGAAGAAGAAGAAAAACAACAACAGATTCAGCTACAACAACAACAACTATTACAACAACAAGCAGAACAAACCCAAGCCGAAATTAATGATCCTCGCAATATAGAAGGGGGAGGTGGTCTTAGAGGTTTTGCTAAAGAAGTACAATCTGCTATCGGTGGAGGTATTCAAGATACAGCATCCTCTATCGTCACTCTTCCAGAAAGAGCTATTGATATGTTCAGTGGCGAAATGGAAGAAGAGTCTCAAACTGACGAGGGTTATAACGCTGAATGGGATGACTGGTTCGTTGATGAAGCTAACCCAATAGAAACTAAAACATGGTGGGGAGGTGCTCTACGGAGTCTTGTTCATTTTGGTACTTTAGTTCCAGCAAGTTTAGTAGCTTTAAAAGCTGCTGGATTAGGTGCTGTCGGTACTGCTATCGGTGGTGTTGGAGGTTCATTAATTAGAGGTGCAGCAATTGGTGCGACCTCTGATGTTATATCTAAATATTCACAGGAAGATAACGGTCTAGCTATTTTGAGAGATCGTTATAACTTTATTGATACTCCTCTATCTACTCAAGAAGAAGATCACCCTGCAATGAAAACATTGAAAAATGTTGTAGAAGGTATGGGTATTGGAGCTTTATTTGATGGAGTGGCAATTGTATTAGGTAAAGGTGTTAAAAAAATAAGAGGTAAAGGCAAAAGCCAAGTAGTTACTGATGGACACGAAGATGCATATAACAGAGCAATAAGAAGAGAGGAAAACGTTAATGCACAGATAAGTGAAAAAGCACAACTACAAGCTCAGTCTTTAAGACCTGATCAATACGGTGGGTATAAAAACAAACCAGTAACTGATTCTTGGCAAGCTGCTCCAACATCTAATGGAAAAGCTGGTGATGTTTATTATCAACGTAAAAGAATTGCAACTGATTATGGTTCCAGTAATGGTTCAACAGATTCATTACATACACCAGTACAGGTAGAAAGAACTGCAATGAGTGCTGATATGGCACAAGCAGAAGTTGAGAGAGTTCTTAAAGACTTTATGTCTGACGATAGGATTCAGGCTGAGATTGCAATAGCTAAAAAAGAAGGAACTTCTCTTGCAGAAAAATGGGGTTACGCAGCTGAAAAAGCTAGAGAAATGCTTGAAGGTAGAAATGCAACTGACTTGTCGACAGAGGAATTTTGGAGACAGTTTGATGTTGATATGAACCGTATTGATGGTAAGGAAGTTTGGAAATCTGCAAACGTTGTAGCTGCTGATTTAATTGTTGGTTCTCTTATGAGAGAGATAAGAGATATAGGTATTGCAAGTAGAGAACTGATGGACATAGCAGATATTGCTGATGTGGATGGTCCATCTCGTGCAATGTACGAAAAGATAATTGCTGGTTTAACTCAGATTAAATTATCTAAAGCAACACAATCAGCTGAATTTAGAGGATTAGGTGCAAGGGATGTAAAAGTTGAAGTCAATAATTTTATAGCTGAAACAAAAGATTCATGGAGACTAGCTATGCAAGCAGCTGGTAGAGATGCTGACGATAGTTTATTTAGAGCTATACATGAAGTTATTTCTATGTCTGATGAAATCCACAACTTAACTGATTTTGATAATTGGGTTAAGAAAACACTTAAAGGTGGTTATTTTGACGGGCGTAAAAAAACTGGTGTTCTTACAAAAGAACTACAAGGCATGATG